TTTGAACAAGGTTGCTGTTATACCTTATTTTCAAGGTGGTGATGCAGTAACTACTCCAAGTGGTTCAGCAATATTTACTCAAAGAAACATTACTGTTACGAAGAGAACAGCTTTCGATGCTTGGAATCTTCAAACACTTACTCAGAAATACCTAGGTATATCTGCTTTACCTGAAGGATCTTACGAAGAGACTTTCAGTTTATTAAATGACTTAACTACTGAATTAGTAGCTAAAGCTCAACAAGACAATGATAACTTTATTTGGAACGCAGTTTCAGGATCACAATTTCCTGGATCATCTGTAGAGCCAGAAGCTGACGGTTTTCACAAACTAATTAGTGGTTCTACTGCTAATGTAGTAAGTGCTACTGGGGCATCTGCAACTCCAATTACAGGATCTACTGCATACGCACAGTTAACAGGAATGTTAGAAGTTGCTGATCCAAACATCTTAGATGTTAGTGATTTAACTTTCTTCTGTGGTATAAAAGTATTCCAAAGAATCATCAACGGTCTTACAACTCAGAACTTATTCCACTTTGACCCAACTTCAGTGAAGTCAAGAGGCGGATTTTACGAAGTTCCATTACCAGGATACCCTAACGTGGTTATCGTAGGTGGATGGGGATTACGTAACAAAGAGAGAGTAGTACTAGGACCTGCAAGTGATGCATTCGTAGGATGTGATCTTATTTCAGATACAAGTAACTATCAACTTTGGTATGATATCAACTCTGATACTATCAAATACAGATTGAGAAACAAATTAGGTACTCAAATTGGACACCCTCATTACTGGGTATCTAACGACGTAAACTAAGAGCATTAACCGATTATTAACTAACAAATAAAACTTAAAATTATGGCATGTGATATTACATCAGGATTTCAACTAGGTTGTAGAGACAACATGGGTGGACTTCGTCAAATTTATATATTAAGTGGTTCAGTTAGTTCAGTAACAGGCGCAAATAATGGTTTATTAACAGCTATCAGTGGATCAGGTACGTTCTTTTTATTCGAACTTGCTAAAAACACAGGTGACTTTACAGAAACTATTAACAGTAGTATTGAAAATGGTACTGTTTATTACGAACAAGTAGTAAACGCTCCATTCCAAAAACTACAGTCGTCAACTCGTAATCAGGTTAAAGTTCTTGCACAGAACCCAGACTTAAAGATTATAGTTCAAACTAATAATGGAACTGAAGACGGTGGAATAGGACAATTTTTCTATTTAGGCCAAGAAAACGGTATGACATTATCAGGAGGAACTGGACAAACGGGGACAGCTTTTGGAGACCTAAACGGATACACACTAACATTTACAGGGGATGAACCATTCCCAGCAAGTGAAGTAAGTGGATCTGTCTTAACAAGTGTACTTTCGGGTATAACTGTAGGATCTTAAATATATTCTTAAAAATTGGGGGGTCTATAAATGACCCCCTTTTTTTTAATATCTATCTTATACAATAAACATATTTATTCTTAGACGATGATTAGACTAAATTACAGTAGCAGCGGGACAGATACAAGTGCACTTTGGGTAAATTACCAAGTGAGCGCTTCTGAAGCCTTGTATTCACTAACTAGTAGTTATGATCAAAGTAAATGGGAATTATCAGGTAGCATCATATCTAATAAAACACAAGGTGGTGACGGATGGTTATTAGTACAATCTAATAGAAATCAAGCACCTACCGCTTCAGGACAGTGGTTTGCAGACATATCACCGTACGTAAGTGTATTTCAAGATGCAATATGGAATGTTACAGCACTAAAATGGGCTGATAATAATGAACCAATTGCAGTTTTAGATTATAAATGGGCAACGTTCCAAAAATATCTAAATAGAAAATATGATGGTGGTTTCATTGATACAGAAAGAGTATGGGTCTCAGGTTCGAACGATCCAGCTATAACAGATTATGTATCAAATAATGAAAACGGTACCTTTAACACATATCAAAACTAATGGAAAACAAGAAATTTAACTTCTCAGCTATCAAACGTAAAGAAGAATTCGCTAAAAGTGGATTCGATAGAGAAACTAACCCATATAGAGACGACAGTCCAGATTGTCCTAAATATATGAAATTTGGAGCTGATAATCAGTACCCAGAATACCTTATTTCACTTTACAATCAATCATCAACACACGCTTCATGTATAAATTCAATTGTACAAGCAATTACAGGTGATGGTTTAGTATGTGATGAAGATGATTATCTAAAAAGAGCTAATAGAGATGGAGAATCATGGAATGATATCTACAATAAAGTAGCTTTAGATTATAAATTATTTGGTGGATATGCTTTAGAAATTATTTACTCTAGAGATAGAAGCCGTATTGCGGAGATTTATCATGTAGATTTCTCACACGTGAGAGCTATGGAGAAAAACGATCGCAATAAAATACCAGGATTTTATATTTCAAACGAGTGGAAACCAGTTTGGAATTATAATATTCAACAAGACGATAAAAAATTACCTCAATTACCTCCTTTTAATTTAGAAAAACGTAGTGAGGAAGCAAAACAATTATTATACCATAACCCATACAGACCAGGACAAGGATACTATCCATTACCTGATTACGTAGGTGGTTCTAAAGTAATAGACTTAGATCAAGAGGTAGATAATTTCCACATATCAAATATTAAAAATGGTTTAGCACCATCATTAGCAATTACAACTTATACAAATGCAAATGATGAGGAACGAATGGCTATAGAAAACATGTTAAGATTACAGTACGAAGGTACTAGTAATGCAGGAAATATGTTATACATGGATGTTGCAGATCCGTCGCTTAAACCTGATATAACTCCAATTCCACAGAATGGGGCGGATGATTATTATACCACGTTAAATGACGTTGTTTCACAGAAAATTTTAACGAGTCATCGTATAACAAGTCCAATGCTTTTAGGTATTAAATCAAATACAGGATTAGGTAACAATGCTGAAGAAATAGAAACATCATATAGATTGTTTTTAAATACAGTTGTATTACCATTCCAACAAAGTATATTAGGCGTATTTGAAGGATTATTATCTTTTAATTACGGAGAAGTAACATTAGGTGTGATACAGAAAAACCCATTATTTGAGTATGAAGATGAAGATGAAGCAGAAGTAGTAGTATCTCAAGATGCAAATATAGAAGATGAAAAAGAATTAGATGATCAAATAAATAGTGACGCACCATTAACAGAATAGATATATGACAACAACATTATTAATTAGCGAAGCAAAAGTTAGAGCATTTAGTGATATAAATGAATCAGTAGATGATGCTTTAATGGTAAACGGAATTAGAGAAGCACAAGATATAGCTATACAACCTATTATAGGAACTATGCTATATAATACTTTAATTACAAAAATTGATAACAACAGTGTATCAGGATCATATACAACATTAATTGACGATTACATTCAGCCGGCATTAGTTTATGCTGCATTGTATAATATTACAGAGGCTGTAATGGTAAGAACTAGAAATAACGGATTATTAACTCCTACAGGGGGTGAAAATAGCGTTAATGTAGATAGAAGTATGTACGATGCTAAACGTCAGAGCATTTTTAATAAACAACAATTTTACGCAGATCAACTGTCTAGATTTTTAACAGAAAATTTAGCAGTGTATCCTGAATTAGGTCAAAATACATTACTATATCAATTTATACCTGACTATGGTAGTCAATATAGATCACCTATTGTAATGCAGAGGAATACTAGAGCAGTATATATGAACTTAGCAAGACAAGCAGGTTTACCAATTGTAAATTCAGCTTATCCTGCGTATCCACCTCCAGGACCAACTAAATACGATATATAATTATGGCACAAGATTTATCAGGACTTTATATAAGTCAATCATTTCAAAATTTAGTACAGCGTTCCGCAAGTGGAGCATTTAATGTACTAGCAACAGCTACAGGTACAGAATTTATTCCTGTATCAGCATCATACGCTATTTCTGCTTCAAAGGCAGATTCAGTAGTTAGTGCTTCATATGCTGTATCTTCTTCAAGAGCAGTATCAGCATCAAGAGCAGATAGTGCTTTAAGTGCATCTTATGCTTTATCAGCATCACATGCCCCAGATCAAAATTTACAATCAGTATTAACTGCAGGTAATCAAGCAAATCTAGGATTTTCAGTTACTGGTTCAACTTTCCTTTCAGGTAGTTTAGTAACAGGTAATGGTAATAATTTAATTACAAAAATTGATAACGCAATAATTGGAGGAAATTCTCATACTAATTCAGGAGCAAGTAGTGTTGTAGTAGGTGGAGTAAATAATGATATTCAAAGTGGTGCAGAAAGAAACGTTATAGCTGCTGGTGAATCTAATACAATACAAACGGGTACTACCTGGTCAAGTATACTTGGAGGAACTAGTAATACAATTCAAGGTGGAAAATATAATAGTATTATAGGAGGTGAAAATAATCTAGTACAAAATGGAATTACAGGTTCAGTTGTAGCAGCAGGAAATGCTATTTCTGGAACACAAGTAGACAAAGACTTTACATTATTCACTTCAAACATCGATATTCAAGATGGTGGTGATTTAGAAATGTCTGGTTCAATAAAATTAGCAAGTAGTACAGGTTCAGTAGGACAAGTAATAGGAGTAGATGCAGCAGGAAATGCTAAGTGGGAAACCGGAGCAGCAGTAGATCCATTTCCATTTACAGGAAGTGCACAAATAACAGGATCATTAATAGTAACTGGTTCAGTAAGTTTAGGTAATATACCTGGTAGAAATACAATAAATGCATCAGCACAAAACGCATTTGTTGTAGGTGATGGTAACGCAATTAATGGAAGCGGAGAAGATAATGTTATAGTTGGTGGTGAAACTAATGCAATTAACTCAGGTGCATATTCAGCAATTATAGGTGCAGCAGGATCATCACTAACAAATGTAGATACATCAATAATAGCAGGTGGATATCAAAATACATTAGCAGGTACAAGAACATTTATATTAGGTGGTAATCAAAATACTGTTGCTAGTGGTACTGAACATTCAGGAGTTATTGGAGGACAATTTAACCAAGTAAATAGTAATATTACAGGATCAGTAGTAATAGGTGGTAAAAATATAGGCGCAGATAAAGCTGATACAGTATTCGTTCCAGCATTAAATGTAGGAAAAGGTACTAGACCTGGAGATGTAATAGTAGAAGCTGGATCTGTAAATGTTACAGGTTCAATTGTAGGAAGCACTAGTATATTTGCAGGACAAAATGCAGCAGCATTTTCTTCAGATGCAGTAAGATTAGGTAATGCAACAACACCAGTTCAATATGGTAATATGATTATTCATACTGATACTTCTGGTGCTATGTTAGGTAATCAATATAACGCTTTTACTATTGATGACCCAGGCACGTCTAATATTCAATTTGCTAGTTCAGCATTTACAGGATTAGGTAATACAGTTCATATGTTAGCATGGGGTGGTACATCAGTAGGTAGAGCAGATACCATTAAGTTATGGTCATCAGGATCAGCAGGAGTATTAAATGCATCTACTGATTTAAAAATACAAGACGGTAATAAATTAACAATGTCTGGTTCAATAGAATTAGCTAGTAGCACAGGTAGTGTAGGTCAAGTAATTGGTGTAGACGCAAGTGGTAAAGCTAAATGGGAAACGGCAGCTGGAGGAGCAGCATTTCCATTTACAGGATCAGCACAAATAACAGGTTCATTAGCAGTAACAGGTAGTACAGTATTAAGTACAGGTGTTGAAACAGATGAAACATACCCATTAGAAATATTAGGTAATGCTAAAGTTAGAAAAAATGTAGCAGGACAAAATGCAACATTAGTAATACAAGATGATGCACAATCTTCATTTACTGAGGGTCCTACATTACAATTTAGTGGTTCAAACGTTGGTTTACTAAAATCAGATGGTCAAACAAATGTTAGATTCGAAACAAAAAGAGATTTTGAATGGGTTACTGGTACAAATGGAGGCGGAGCGCAATTTAGTATTGTTAAAGAAAATCAAGTATCTGGTGATTTTAAAATTGAAGATAAAGGATCTAGATCAGCAAGATATATTCACGAAAATTTAAATGAAACAGGTAGTATAAGATTTGCAAATACAACTACGGATGCAGGTATAGCATTAAGAATGGATGATGATAAGATGGGATTACAAATGTATTCTGGTTCAGCATTCGTTCCTATTATACAAAGAGCATCAGGTTCAAAACAAGTAAATCTATATGATTCTTCTGCAAGCACTGGTTCATCAGCACAAGTATTAACATCTAATGCTAATGGTGGAATTGAATGGGCTGCTGCAGGAGGCGGCGGAGGTGGTGGTATTGTTTCACAACAATCATTACCAACGGATTATACACAAGCTACAGCGCCAGGATGTGATACAATATTCCAAACAGCATCAATTGCTGGAGGTACTTATACAGTAGGAGATGTTGTTGAAGTTAGAGCTATGGATAAGAAAACATCATCATCAGGAACTACTTATACAGCTATATATCAAACACCAGGTAATGTTACAATAGGAGCTTCATACGCATCTGGTAATCAAATAGCAGGTAATCAAACATCAGGGGATGGTGCAATTTACTACCAGAAAACATTACATATTATTTCAGCTACTGAAACAGCAGTATGGATTGTAGGTAATGGAAATGAAACATATTCATCAACTACAGCAGGAGGAGATCCAATAGAAATATATAATATTGATTGGACACAAGATCAAACAATATGGTATGGTGCTTGTATTGATAATGCTGGAACTAGATTACAATCATTTGGATTGCTAGTTAGAAAATTAAACGGATAAGGTAAGACATAGCTATGAACTTGGTCTAAGAGGATGCTCCCACAGAGGCATCCTCACCTTTTTTTTAAAATAGCGTGCCTCCCACAGAAATCTTTATTACCTTGAACATATATGTGTTTAAAATATTTAATATAACATTTAAACATTTAAATAAATGCCTTAGTCTACTAATTGGTATGATAAACAAAGGCTATAAAGGTATAAAGGCAATAAAAGATATTGGGTATTGATAAAAGGGATACCCTTGTTCATAAATTGTTCACAACTCTCTCTGCGTTTTGAAAAGTAAGTCAATATTTATAACTGAGGGAAAGAAAAAAGGCAATAAGAAACGAGAGAGAAACAAAGGCTACTAGGCAACGTAACGGGGGAAGCGTATATTGACGACGTATAAAAATGGACAATGGACACCACACTATCTAAGACTGAAATGGAATCAATAGTAAATAGCGAATTAGAAGCTGTTACTAATCAATTATTTGTCAACGCTCAAAAGATTTGTACTTATAATTATGAAAAATGGGGTGCTGACTTAGTATCTCATACGGTTTTATATTTCCTAAATCAGCCTATAGAAAAGAAGTATACCATTGTTACTACTCCGTCTAAAAAAGTCTCAGCATTAGAACGATACCTTACCTCAGCTATGTCATTAGCAATTCGTTCTTCAACCAGTCCATTTTATAGTAAACATAGAAAGCACATTGAGTCTCATAGAGTGCTTTTTGATGACTATGATTACTCCTCCAAGATTGGTTACGCTGAGGCTGCAGACGATGAGGGTGATGTTTGGACTAACATGAAAGATCAATTACCTTTACTAATTAATGAGTTACATTTTTACGACAAATACCTCATTCAGAAACATTATATGGAACAATTAACAGTTGCTGAAATTAGTAAATTAACAAGAATAACACCTCAGCGACTAAGTAAGGATATTCGTTTTGCATTATTAGAATTAAAAGAAAAATTAACAAGTAAAAATATAAAACAATGACAGAAGAAATTTTAAGAAATTATTGGCTATTTACAGCCGCATGTACAATCATAGGTTCAGCAACAACAATATTTATTTTCAAATACCGTGCTATAGCAGCGTATTTAAGCCGTAAAATTACGTTTATACTGCAGAGAGACAAATGTCGCGATACAGTTTATGATGTGATGAAAGAATTACAGCCATTAAATAAACGCTATATAAGACAGCAGGTTAGAGAATACTTAAAGGAATTGCAAAAACCTAGTTATGAAACGAAGAAAACTACCACGAAACCTCCAGTTACCGTTAGACGTAAGCGTACTAGGGGATCAAAAACCAAAGAATTATAGAATGATAAGACTAGTACCTATCAATAAGAAAGATAAAAAAGAATATGCTAATAATCAATTTGAGCAAGAAAAATTAATATATAACGACTTGCCTCAAAGTTATAAATTTAAATACAGTGGATCTAAAAGAATCAATGCAACAAAAACCCCTAGGTAATTGGGATCTTAAATTACTACCAGAATTTATTACACGAGATGAGTGTAAAAACCTTATAGGATTAATTGACAAAGACTTAAACGAATCTACAGTTGGTTTAGGTGGTGAAAGAGTAGTCGATGATTCTAGAAAATCACAAACAGCTTATTTATGCGATTGCTCTAAAATGGTAATGGCATTAAAAAAGAAAATAGCTAAGGAATTAGGTGTTAATGTAAATCAAATGGAAGGTTTACAAGGACAAAAATATGTTAAAGATGGTTATTTTAATGAGCATCATGATGGTTTTGACTCAATAAATATAAAGAAATTCGGTTTACATTCAGGTAATAGAATTAAAACACTAATGATATTTCTAAATATGGAGATGGAAGGTGGTTGGACTACATTTCCAGCAGTAGATAGATCATTTATGCCTTTAACAGGATGTGCTTTAACATGGGATAATTTAAAAGAAGATGGTAAATTACAACCTGCAGCTAAACATACAGCAGAACGAGTAGCATTTGGTGAAAAATATATTGTAACAGCTTGGATTAGAGAGAATGCTTGGGATCCATTACAAGATGATTTATTAGCAGAAGAATATATAAATGAAACTAANGATTTACCTAAACAATATGGTAAAGCATTTGATATAATAGATACACCAGATGAAGTAACAAATCTAATTACTGCATTCTTAATGAAAAATGATGCTGAGGATGAACAAGAATTACACGAGATAGACGGTAAATCACGTTTATATAACTTAGATAAAGCACCTAGCATCACAAAACGCATACACGAAATTTATTTGCCTATAGCAGAAAAAATGTCAGGTGAAAAATTAGAACCAACTTTCGTTTATGGTGTTAGATCATATGGTAAAGATAGTAGTTTAAAAATGCATCGCGATAGAAAAGAAACACATGCTGTATCATTTAGTGTAACATACAGTAAAGATGCTGATTGGCCTTTAGTATGTGAAGGTGAGGATTTAAATGAATATAAATTAGAATTAGAACCAGGCAAATCATTGTATTATAATGGTTCAAGATATAAACATGGTAGACCTAGTAAATATACAGGTAAAGAATATCTAAATTTCTATGTACATTTTAAAATAAAAAGTAGAACACCTAAAGCTCCAACTCATAAAAAAAACAATAGTCATATAAAAATGATTTAATGGGTAGGTATTCAGGTTGTAAGAGAGGCAATACTAAAAAAGACAGTAAGGAAGTTATACAGGCAGCATTAGATGAACAACGTAAAAAATATAAAAAAGCGTTTGATAAAGTAAGTTTACATTTAAGAAAGGTAGAGGAACGAAAGGCTGCTACTAAAGAACGAAATGCAACTAAACGTAAAAAAAATAAAGACGTAACTAGAGCAAAAAATAAAAACGACTATTATGATTAAATTGGGTGACTTAGTAGAGAAAATTTTGTATATTACGGGCATCAAATGGTTATATGAGAAATACAAAGGTGGACCTTGTGATGAGTGTAGAAAAAGAAAAGAATATTTAAATAAATTATATGATAAACATAATACAACTAGGGAGTAACACAGGTAAAGACCACGTTACAGATTTCATAGAATACTACATAGACATAATAGATAAAGTCTTGTTAGTAGAGGCATTACCTCAACTAGCAGATGAGCTAAGGGACAATTACAAAGGATATCCTACAGATATATCCGTTCATAGTTGTGCAGTATCAGATAAGAATGGTACAGCCGATTTCTATTATTTACCAGATACCAACTTAAGGTTATCATCGTTACTCCCTAACGTTCATACAGATTTTATGAAAGGTACAAGTAAAATAACAGTACCAACATTAACATTTGATTCATTATGTGCTAAACATAACATGAGTAAAGTTGATGTATTATTTGTTGATATAGAAGGTTATGATGAGGATGTTTTATCAACTATTGATTTAGCAAAATATAACATTGGTACTTTAGTATGGGAGTATAATCATTCTAGAAGACGTAATCCTAAACAACATGAAGCATTAAAACAAAAATGTATGGATTATGGTATGGTACAGGAGAATAGAGGCATGAATATTATTATGACAAAAATAAAAACAGAAAAATATAATATAACACTACAATAATGAAAGTATATCTAAGATTAAGTAATCAGAACGCATCAGCAGGAGGTAAAAAACAACGAATTAAAAATTTTGATAAATTAGAATGTCTAAAAAATCTAGTAGTCGAATTTGGTAAAGAAAACATTACAATAATAGCAGATTCGTTATCTGAAACGTTTAAACAACAAATTGAGACATTAAAAGGATATCATCATAGCAATGATACAGAAAATGTACCTAATTTAAATTTACGTGTTATACACGTAGAATACGGTAATGGTGCTGCTACCTATAGACACGCATATAACTTAGCGATTGAGGAAAATGATGATTATGATAACGTGTATTTAGTAGAAGATGATTTTTATCATAGACCAGGTAGTAAAAA